TACAATAATAGTCTTACCATCTTTAAATGTTATCTTTAGATCAACAAAGTAACGATGATATTTTTTATCGACTTCATAGAAGTATGGTACTACAACTTCTTCAGATGCCCAAGTTTTTATTGAAGGATTATTATCACACCATTTAAAACAGTGTCTTTCCCACATAGATCTGTAAATTACATTATCTGGATCACCACGATATTTTGATCTGTACTTTACTTTATATTTTCCTTGGTATGTTTTCATAATACTTTCATTTTAATTATATAAATAAGAATAAGATAATTCTATTTATTAGGAAATTTTGAATGTCATCATCAATAAGATACATGTACCCTATTGACAATCGGGATAAGTATAAAGCTTATGTTCTTTTTACTCCGATTCAAAAAAGAGGTCCAACATATGCACAAAAAGAAGTAATTAGGCAACCATCAAGTGCTCGGTCAAGCGATATGAGTTTTCCAAATACTCCACCGCCAGGGACTCGAAGAATTGTAACGGTAGGTGGTGCAGTAGATGAAGTAATTGATGCAGTTAAAGAAACTGCTAACAGTGTAGGTAGATTTTTTGAAAACTCAAAACTTACAGTTGGTACTGAAAGATATTTAGACGAATCTGTTGCATTATATATGCCAACACCAGTTACTATAGCTGATCAAGTAACTATTAATAGTGCAGATTTAGGTATTTTAGGTGCATCTACAGGTACAGCAATAGAACAGGGTAGTGGTGTTGTTAGCGCAATAAGTGATGCAGTAGGAACTGCTGGAAAAAGTTTAATAGAAGGATTAAAAGGAAATTTATCTGGTGATGCAGCATCACTTTTAGCCAGTCGTGTTGCCGCAGGTCTTCCCGGACAAACTGACGCTATAAGAGGTGCATTGAGAGTAACACCTAATCCCAATACACGAATGATATTTAGATCAGTTAATATTCGTGAATTTTCCTTTGATTTTAAAATGGTTCCAACAAGTGTAGAAGAACAAAATCATATAAGAAATATTGTTTCTTTTTTTAGAAGAAATCTTTATCCAGAAACTATTCCGCTTGAAGGATTAGATACTTCAGTAAGTGCTGGTTATAAATTTCCTAATATATTTCAGGTAAATTTAATGTATGATGGAAGAGATTTAGGAGAAAAAAATCCAAACTTAAGTTTTAAACACATGTATCTTAAAAGTTTTTCTGCTTCATATAATAATACTGGTGGTTTTTATAAAGATGGAGAATTTAACGAAGTGAGTATTCAGGTAGCGTTTGCAGAAGAATTTACTTTGGATAAAAAGGATGCAACAAGAAATCTATCTCCAAAAGCTAAAATGGATGCTGCTCAAAGAACGAGATCAGTCTTAGCAGATAGAGCGCGCGGCGTTAATAGAGGATTTTAGTAATGACTTTTTTTACAGGATTTCCAGAAATAGTATATAAGTATGGTAATGAAAAAGATTTTAACCGTACTCAAAACTTATCTGTATACATAGATATAATTGATAGATTAAAAGATAATTCATCTTTATATACCTTTTATGATTTATACGATGGAGAAAGACCTGATCAGGTTTCTCAAATGTTATATGATACAACAGATTATTATTGGACGTTCTTTTTACTTAATGATAATTTAAAAACCAAAGGTTGGCCTCTATCAAATAAAAGTTTAACTGCATATGTAAAAAGAAAATATAATAATACGACACTTACCACACGTGATTATTTCTATGATAAATTTAAAGTTAATGATTCTATTACTGGACAAAACTCAACTACGGTCGGAAAAATAATTTCAACAAATTCAAATCTTGGTACTATCACAGTAGCTGGAACACCAACCTTTACTGTTTCGGAAACAATACAACTTGTTGGTGATCCTTCAAAAACAGTTACTCTACATTCTTCAAGTTTAGAATATAATGCGGTAAGATATTATAAATTAGGTACTGACATTGTAGATATTGATCCAACAGTAGGTCCTGGATCTGGTTTAGTTGAAATAACTAATCTTGAACACTATCAGGAAGAAAACGAGTTAAATATGAGAATTAAGGCATTTAAGCCTGAGTCTATTGCCGGTATATTTTCCGCATATAAAAGTTCTCTTAGAGAGAATAGCTAATGTCCGATAATTCCGCCGAATTTTTAATTAAAAAATTAAGAATTAGAAAAGATAGAAATGATGGATCTGTTGTATATGATATTACTTCAGTTATTAATGAAGTAAATATTTATGAACATATAGATAAACCTTATTTAACAGCTCAAGTATTATTTGCAGATAATGATAGAATTGTAGAAAGAACCGAGATTTCTGGAACAGAGATTGTTGAAATAGAAATTACAACCGACGACGGAAAACTTGGTTATACAATAGAGAAAAATTTTATTATAACAGAAATAGTAAGATCAGTTAAAACAAATGATTCACAAGAACTTGTTGGTATTTCTCTTATAGAAGATATAGGCTACTATTCAAGATTGATAAGATTACAAAAATCATATAACGGAAAACCAGTAGACATTATTANAGATATTCTGATAGATAATTTAAATAGAGAACTTTTTAATATTAGTGGAAGTCAATTTAAAGAATCTTCTGATATGAAAGTAGTAATTCCAAATTTAAACCCTTTGGATGCAGCTAATTGGATAAAAGATAGAGCATCATCTCAGAACGGTATGCCTTTCTTTTTATTTTCTACCATATGTGATAACAGAATTAGATTTTTAGATTTAGAAAAGATTTTACAATTAACACCTTTAAATGAGGGTATTTATGATTATGTATATTTACAAGGAAGTAGTGGAGGATTTGCCGCTCAAGATCCTAGACAAAATTATATTATAAGAAACTTTGCTTATGCTGGAGCAGAAGATCAGTTAATGCTAGCAAGGAAAGGTTTTATAAATTCTACATATAATTTTATAGATACAATTACTAATAAATCTCATACAAGTAGAATAGATGCAAATGAAATATTTGCTGGAATATCTTTTGAACCAAGACAAAATATTCCGGTTTATGATGGAAATGCATTAATTAATGATAGAAAAATGCATGACTATAATACTAGTGAAATAAGTCAGATTGCATCTTCACATACCTTTGAAGATGGCAATTATAATTATTATCAGTCTGACAATACTAATTCTCATATGTTAAAAGCAAAATCTAAAGCTTTAAGATATTTTTTACATAAAACNCCTATAGAAATAAGTGTACCAGGACATAATTTTTTACATTCCGATGTTAATCATTCTATAGGAAATTTAATTAATGTTTCATTTAAAGCCAATTCCACAAGCTATATGGAAGACGATGGATCAAATAATTTAGATAAAAGAAAAAGTGGTTCTTATATGATATATGCTACACGACACATATTTCAGTCAGATATTTATAGCGCTGTAGTTTCGTGTGCAAAATTGGCTTACAAGTCTCAGTCAGGAGCTATATAATGAAAACTATTCAAGAAGAATATTACGGAGACTCTTTTAGATGGTTTGTTGGTATTGTAGTAAGCAATAATGATCCTTTAAAACTCGGTCGTGTTAAAGTAAGAATTAGAGGTATTCATTCATCTAATATTGATGATATACCAACAAATGATTTACCTTGGGCTCAGGTAGTTATCCCTTCAACTGAAGGTGGTATCTCAGGAATAGGTAAAATGGGTCAGATTCAAAATGGAGCTCAAGTAATAGGTTTTTTTGCNGATGGATTAAGTTCACAGCTTCCTATAGTAATGGGTTCTTTGCATTATATAGAGAACGATAAAGATGTTACAACCGAAAATAATAAAACTCAGTCTGTTCCTTTAGATGGACAAACGAGTAACACTGGTGTTAAAAATGGCGAAGGAAGAAAAATAGATTCATTAGATTTACCTGGAGGTTCTAATGGTGAAAAGATTTTTAACTACTTAAAGAAACAAGGATTAACTGATGAACAAGCTGCAGGTGTTATAGGTAATCTTAGTGCTGAATCTAATTTAAATCCAGCTGCACTAAATCCTAATGATGTTGGTAAACCAGCATTTGGTCTTGCCCAATGGAGAGCAGATAGATATTCATCACTTATTGATTTTTCTAATCAAAATGGATTAGACTATAAAACACTTGAAGCACAATTACCTTTCATGATGTACGAATTAGAAACACAATCTTGGTTAGGATATGGTAGCCTTAAGAAAGCAACCACTGTTTCTGAAGCCACAAGAGTATTTGAAAGAAAGTTTGAAAGACCAAGACCAGGTACTTTTGAAAAAAGATTTAACTTTGCACAGATAGCATATGATCTGTATAGTAGTTCTTGATGGAGTTTAGTTTATGTCAACACTAGAAAATTCAATCAGTCACGATAAATTTAGTTCTATACTTGATGGAGTAAAAGAGCAAACTAACATCGAAGAAACTTCTACATCAATAACAGACTTAGCCAATGCAAGTTTATCAACTACTTCATCATCAGTTGCTAAAAATGCAGCAACGACAGTTGCAAATATCGAATCTCTTACATCTTTAAGTGATAAATTTGAAGATGGTGATATTTCAGATGTAGGACCAGTAAGATTGAAAAAACCTCTTCAAGGTTATCTGTCTGCATTTACAACAAGTCCACAAAATAGTACAGCACTTCAAGCTATAACCGGTAGAGCACCAACACTCGGCAATTTAAAATCTCACGTTATTGCTTCGTCACCATTTTCTATTTTTAGTAACGTTGGTAATATTACAGGGGTTGATCCAAATGATTCTTTAATGGGTCAGCTTACAAGTATGGCTGGAAATACAGTAATTTCTAATATTAAAGATACAACAAGAGATAATACTTTTGCTAATGCACTTACTTCTATTACTTTATCACGCTTAAGTTCTACAAATAATTATGAAGGTGGGCTTTTAAATAATCTTTTATTGCTAGGAACAGATGTATTAAGAGCGCAGTTAGTTTCTGACACTAAGGGATTATTAGGTGATACTGTTTTAAAATCGGCAATGCAGGAAATACTTTTAGGTAGAAAAGAAAAAGCTGTTTCAATAGTTCAAAGATCACTTGAAAATTCAGTGTCTGGAACAGATCTTGATATTATTTTAAAAAATGTATATAGAATTAACCCTTCGGTTTCTAATGTTGTTGCATCAAAAGGTGCACAGTTTACAGAATTAAAGCCTGCAACAAGTGTTATTGAAAGATTAAATTCAAATGAACAGAATTTTCCAACAACAAGTAGAGTTGCAAAGGGCTCGGTAAATGTTTACGAGTTTAAGTTTGTGGATAGCTTTGAAGAACTTATTGCAGACTTTAGAGGTACTAATAGGGAAATTACAGAAACTGTTGTGCATTGGACTGCACACTATATAGATCAAGGTCATGTTGGTGCAGAAGAATGTCATAACATTGCTATTGATCGAGGATTTTCTGGTTGTTCGTATCACTATATAATTAAGAGAGATGGATCACTTCAGAGAGGAAGACCATTAAATAGAATTGGTGCTCATGCAAAAGCAAATGGTCACAATAGATATAGCATAGGTGTTTCCATGGTTGGTGGTTATAACTGTAATAGTGGAAATCCTAATTATAATAAGTTTATAAGTGCAGAATCAATTACGTCAGATCAGTGGAAAACACTTGATCAGTTCTTAAAGGCGTTTTATGTTGTTTGGCCCGGTGGGCAAGTTTGGGGTCATAACGATACAGATCCAGAAAGTAAATCTGATCCGGGTATTGATATGCAACAATATGTAAAAAGTAAATTTAAAAAGACAAATAAATCTTCATCTGGTACTTTACCACCACTATCTCCTTCTGAACTTAATAGAGGATAAATTATGACAACCGAAAATGATAGCATAACAGAAAGAATTGCGACAGACGGAAAAGGTCGAGTTAATAGTGAAGGTGTTCCTATAGATGGATTTAAAGATCCAGATGTTAAACACCCAAAGCCTCATTATGTAGGTGAGTCATCTACAAATAAAGCTGCACGTGGCGCAGAGATTCATAATTTAAAAATTAAGAATGGTGTATTGGGCACTGAAACATCAATACCTGAACAACCGCCTGCACTTTATACATTAAATCAAGTAAGTGAATCTCCATCAGGTCATATAATAGAAGTAAACGATACTCCCGGTGGAGAAAGAATACTTATTAAACATAAAGATGGTGCCGGTGTTGAGATAAAACCTGATGGTTCTGTAATTGTCAATAGTCTTGGTAATAGAGTTGATTTAGTATCTGAAAATCATGCTATGGCTGTAGAAGGTAATGGCTCAGTTACATATTATGGTAATTTAAATCTTACTGTTCAAGGAGATTACAACTTAGATGTAAAAGGTGATTATAATGTAAAGGTTGGAGGAAATAATATTTTAAATGTCATAGGTAACTATCGTAAAAATATTGTTGGTTTATTTAATGAAATAATACATAAAACAAAAACATCTACGGTATTACAAAAAGTTGCAAACTCTTATTTAAATGGCTTTAGTACACACACTAAGGGCGAATACTTTAATGAGGTTGATGGTACTGCAGAGTATGTGCATAGCGGCAATACATTTATAACTTCCGAAACTGAAATTAATATGTCATCTGAAAGTATTACTATTGGCGCTTTAGATATATCAGTATTTGGAAATGATGGAACTATAGGTGGCGGAAATGTAACAATGTTTTCACAAAATAGCTATGTAGATAGAACACTACATGCAAGTGAAGTTGAAGCAAAGAAAACTATGAAAGCAAAATCGTTTCATGGTAGTTTAAATGGTACGGCAAAAGGGGCTCTTAAAGCCGGCACTGCGGCTCTAGGTCCATCACATTCTGGAAGAGTTGATACTACAGCTCATAGTAAAGAAGATCCAGTCGCACAGGGCAATAAATATAGACCAACAGATACTCTTGTAAATGCATTTCTATCGAATGAAGATAGAGGTATAAGAGAAATTAGAATTGATAGAGATGATGGAATATTAGATGGTATTAATCAAACTAAAAATTCTGGTGGAGTAACTGATAAAAAATTAGACACTGGACAAGTAAGATCAAAACTAAAAGAATTTTCTAATTTGCAAAATAATAAATTTTTACAAAGTCAATGTGCTAATGGTGCACTGAATGCTGGCTTTGCTGCTATCACTCCGTCTAAAATTGGTAGAATTAAAAGCATGGCACAAACAGCTAGAACTGGTTACACACCAATTGGTGGTCGTTTACAACAGGCTGTTACTAAAAAATATACACTCAGAGAATCTTCTTCACGTGGTGTTGAAAGAATTATTACGCCACCTACACAATTTGATCCTAATAATTTTTCTGATATTACTATGTCTACAATGTTGGGTTCTGGTATTCCTATTGCTAAGTTTGTTTCATCAGCAAAAGATCCTATTAATTTAGATCATACTACTAGTGTCAAACAGAGAAAAACGATAGCACGAAACCTATATCCTCAATCAGAAATAATTAATATATTCTATCAGCTTGATCAGTTTCAAGGATATAATTTAGTAGTTGCAGAAGGGTTGTATAAAAAGGGCCCAGAAGAAACATTAACCGGTAATGGAGTGAAGAAAGCTGCAACGGAAGGTAAGTTTGTGGTTTATGAAGTATATGATTCCTTTACTGGAAAAATATCAAACACGAAAGCTTTTGATTTAGCGGTATACTTGAAAGATAATACTAACTATGAAAAGATAAGCCTCTATTATGATAATTATAACACTGACGCTTCTCTGCATTCTCAAGTTGGCGTTTTAATGCCGAATATACCAGAAAACTATATAGCATTTTTCAATAAGAGTGTAGAAACAGTATATAATGGTCAACTACAAACATCTACAGATTTAATTGAAGTTTTATCTGCTTAAAAACATTATAAATAATAACAATATAATAAGAGAACAACATGCCAACTAGATCGTTATCAATTGAAGATAGAAAACTAGATACTGGAGCAAAAATAACTGCTTCCAGTAATAGGTTCTATTCAGATATTGACCTATCATTTAAGAAAAAGAAAAATGGTGACATTTTTAAGAAGACTGATGCCAATGCAGTAAAACAAGCAGTGAAGAATCTAATTCTTACGAATCACTATGAAAAACCATTCTCTCCTTTCTTTGGTGGTAATATTAGAGATATGTTATTTGAACTTGGTGATCAGTTTTTGGATTTTGAGATAAAACAAAAAATAAAACAGGCTATACGGAATTATGAACCAAGAGCAGAAGTATTAAATATTTCTACTAATTATAGAGATTATGCAAATTCTCTTGATGTATCCATAACATTTCTTATATTAAGTACAAATGAAACAATAACATTAGAAACAGAAATTTCGAGGTTGAGATAATGGCCACAAATATCACATCAACAGCTTTAGATTTTGATACGATAAGAAATAGTTTAAAAACTTATTTTGCACAACAGCCAGAATTTTCTGACTATAATTTTGAAGCATCTGGTCTTTCAAACGTATTAGATGTTTTAGCTTATAATACACACTTTAATGGGCTTACCGCAAACTTTGCTACCAATGAAGCCTTTCTTAATACGGCACAATTAAGATCATCGGTTGTGTCTCATGCTGAGGCATTAGGTTATAGACCAAGATCAAGAACACCATCATCATCTGCACTTACTTTATTTGTAAATTTAGCTGGTGTTGCAAATAGACCCTCATCTCTTACGCTTCCCGCCGAATGGACTTTTAGTGCATCAAATGAAGAAACAACTTATTCTTTTATTACTACTAAATCATATACAGCCACAGATGATGGTAATGGTGTATATGCCTTTATAGATAATGATAATAATAATCAAATATCAGTTTATGAAGGTTCTTATAGATCAAAAACATTTATAGTAGATGATTCTGCTGAAAATCAGATATACGTTATCCCAGATGAAAGTTTAGACACCGGTAAAATTACCGTAAATGTATATGATTCTCCAACATCAACTAAATTTACTTCATACTATTTCTTAGATACTGCTCTTACAGTAGATGCAACTACTGCATTCTTTGATATAAAAGAATCACCAAATGGTTATTATGAAATTAATTTTGGTGATGGAAAAAGTTTTGGCAAATCTCCTGCAGTTGGTAGTAAAGTTGTAGTTACATATTTTTCTTCTAATGGAACAGAAGCAAACGGTTGTACTGGATTTTTAAGTACTCGGAATATAGTAATCGATAATGTAAACTATCCTGTTAATGTGCAAACACAGCAATCTTCTACTGAAGGCTATGAGAAAGAAACAATAGAATCAATTCGTAAATTAGCCCCTTTACAATTTGCATCTCAGAAAAGATTAGTGACATCTGCAGATTACAGAGCAATGATTCTTAGTAATTTCCCCGTGGTAAAAGATGTTGCGGTCTGGGGCGGAGAAGATAATGTACCCATTGATTATGGTAAGGTATATATTAGTCTCCAATATCAGGATGGAACATCAGATGCTGTAAAAACCACAACACAAAATAGTATTGAAACTAATTTTACAAATCAGCTTTCTGTTATGTCTATTTCAAATAAGTATGTGGCACCTGAGGAAACATATTTAGAAATAAATGGTAGTTTTAATTATGATCCTAGTTTAACTAACGATAGTGGTTCTGCAATTCAAGCTACTATTAATAATTTCTTGCAAGAATATTTTTTAAACACTTTAAATAGTTTTAATACATCTTTTAGTAGATCAGAAGTATTAACAGAAGTTAGTGATTTAAATAGGGCAATACTTTCTGCAAAAATGGATGTTAAACTCCAACAAAGACTTAATGTAACAGTTGGTTCTTCTAAAAATTATAATATATATTTCCCAACAATGTTAATGCCACCAGAAGCTCAAGATTATAGTATTCAATCTTCAATGTTTACATATGGAGATGATGCTGTTCGTTGTATAGTTAAAAATAAATTAAATTCGAATATATTACAAGTTGTTTCAACTGCTGGAAAGGTTATTGTTGCGGATATTGGTAATTATGACTATCAATATGGTAGTGTATCATTAAATGGATTTGCTCCAGTTTCTATATCAACTGGAACTCCTTATATTACATTTAGTTCAACTCCTATTGATCAAAGTATGATTTCTCCTCTTAGAAATTATGTACTAAGATTGGATACTGCAAAATTAAGAATGCATCCATTAAAGAATGAGCAAGACACAAAGGTAGCGCTGTAATATAATGTCTGAAGATAGAAATAACATATCGCTTAAATCTGATTATGTAAGAGATATTCTGCCAGAATATTTTGCTGTTGATTATCCTAATCTTATTGAGTTTTTAGAAACTTACTATGATGCACTAGACAGTGATGGTAATTTTGGTAGTATAATAAAAGATTTATATGAAATAAGAGATATTGGAAAAACAGATTTAAAATATCTTGATAATTTATTTGATGAAATTGGTCTTAGTCTATCATCACAATTTGTTTCTAATCCAAGAGAAATATTAAAAAACCTTGCTAAATTTTTTAGAGTAAAGGGTTCTCTTTATTCTGCCGAAGGATTCTTTAGAGGATTTTTTGATACATATGCAGAAGTTGAATATCCAAAAGATAAAATTTTTACATTAGGTGATCCATTATCAACTCTAGGATCAACATCTACTAAGAAAATACAGGATGGTAAATTACATCAAGTCTTATCTCATTTAGTAAAAACAACTGTACCCTTAAAAGATTGGGAGCAGTTATATAAAAAGTTTGTTCATCCTGCGGGGTTTTATTTGCATGCTGAAGCGCAGCTTTATACTAATCCAAAATATAAAATTAACGGTCAGAGTTCGGATATTACTCCTTTAAATTTAAGAGTTGAAACTGATAGTGCAGCACCTAAGCTATCGGTTGACACCCGAATTATTAGTAAAACCGATATGGGTAATATTGATATTTTAGTAATGGATGGATTTAAAGAATATGTGTGTGGTTCAGATACTAGAAGATTCCAATATGCAAATATATTAGATTATGCTGATAGTACGGGATGGTTTATTGAAGATAGTTTTGGGCGCGCGATTGAAGGACCTGGACTTTCTGTTAAAAGTTCTGTAGATGCTGGATTATATAGTAATAAAGAAATTCATGTTGCTGCCATTGATTTATCACCAACGTTAGAAAGTGAAGATAGTAATTATCAGCCTGGTCTTACAGAGGTTGCAGGGGAACCATATACAATATTTGAAGCGGCTCCGGCAAAAATTAAAACTTTAAATGCTATAACACCTACAACTACTTCAGTTTTAACTCAGATAAATGTTCCACAGGAATTAAATAAAACTCTTAAACAAATTACAAGAGGTGATAGTAAAACATATATTTCAAGAATGTATTTAACTGGTAATTATTCATCAACTAAACTTGATATTGCTCTTCCTGGCTTGGGCGATTCTTTTGGTGGTGATCATTTCTGCATTGGTTCGGATTCCGATGCTGCAAATCATTCTTTACCAGTTGTATCTGTTTCTGCACCAGTATTAAGAGTTGATGATATATTAGATTCTTATGGTATGTTAGATGTAAATATTAAAAAGACTGGAACTGGTACTATTAATGTAAAATTTAATCTTTCACATAAATTTAACAGTATATATGAGTGGATTAAATATGATTCTAATGCAGTTTTTGATATAAATAGTTTTAATTATGGTGACAACCAAAGTATGAGAAATGTGACTATTCAAGAATTAAAAAACAAGAATATTTCATATTTAAAAGATGCAATAATTTAATAGGTAGAGCATGTCGACAATTGTAACACAAAACTTTAAGAAGGAACTCATGATTGGGACCATTCGTAGTATTAACAATACTACA